AATTGCTCTCACTGGCTTTTCTTTCAACAGCTTGGCAATACGGGTTAAGTCTTCTTCATTGGTTCCCAAGTAATGCACAATGGCGTGTGGATCATCTAAATCAGATACCAAGTGATTTAATGCATCTTCACCTAATACCTCAGTTACCCGATCTTCTGCTAATGCAAAGTCATCCTCACCATAAGCTGTTAAACCCTTGGTGTAATAACTATGCTTGTGTTGCTCGAGTTCTTCCTGCTTCTGTCTTTTAAGCTCGTCTTGCTGTTCTTGCTGCTTTAGCTGCTCTAACGCAGATTGCACCTGCTGGTTAATTTGCTGCTCTTGGTATGCTTGAGCGTCTTTCTTGTACTCATCGCTCCATTCGCCGCCGTCATAATCATCAGGATTAGGTGCACCTTTTGGCTTTTGACCAGCTTCTTGCTCAAGCCGTAACTTAAGGAGTTTGTTTTCTTCCTCAAGCAATGCGTTTGCTTTTTGCCGTTCTTCTGCTTCAAGTCGTGCCTTTTCTGCTTTCGCTTTTTCTTTGCCAGCTCGTTTAGCCACAAAAGAATTAACATCCTCTTGAGTAAACGTTTTTTGAGGCTGCGTACCCTCATTGCCTTGGCTTTCTGAGTCTTCTACTGTCTCAACAATTTGAGTTTCTTCTGTATTTTCATCAGACACGCCGTTATCTAGGCTTACCGCTTCATCGCCCATAGTGTTTAACCTCTTAATGGTATTTAGAGTAATTGCCGAATGGCTACCTGCTTAGAGTCGCAGTGACTTATTGCCTCAAGATTTGCTTTCTTGAGTTTAATAATTGATTAAGTTGATTAATGCCTAATTCGCTGTAGATTTCTTGCGTTTCAGCTTCTTTTTTCTTCGCGCTTGCTATCTTGTCGATAGTTGCGGCTTGTAGGTTCTTGGCTTCTGCTAGCTGCTGCTCTACCGCTGCCTCTACAAGTTTTTGGTTTGGATCTTGTTTTGGCTGCATCATCTGCTGGACGTATGCTCTTTCTTCGTCCGTCTCAGGCTTAGCCAAGCCTTGGAGTAACATTTGCTGTCTAGCAATTTTCTTAAGTGGTTTTAAACCAACGCCTGACGCGTTCTCAAGCATTGCTGCAATGATTGCAGGCGTATAAACTTCTTCGCCACGCTTGCCGGTTATTGCTTCGAGCAAGCCTTTCAAGTCTTCAACCGTTTGTTCTTGCATAGACTGATATTGAGCGCCAATATCTGAGTACGCTTTAAACTTCTTGCCTTTGATGGTGTTTGACTCAATTAAACGGCCTGTTTGCTCGTCTTTAACAAGCTTGTGCATCATTTCACGGCTATCTGTGCCGTCATTGCTTAAGGTCTTCTTAGCGCGTTTTTCTGTGTAGATTTCAGAAGCAATAGAGATATAAACGTCACCACCTGCTTGAATGGCTTCGCGGATGTTATCGCTCACCTCTTGCGTGTTTAGATTAATACGTTTGATGATGGCATTGATAGCTTTACCTGATGCGTCTGGATCTAACGTGTCCTGTGGCGCACCGCCTGTTACTTCACGTAAGTAGTTCGGGATAATCTCAAGCAATGCTGAGGTGTTTTGGTCTAACATTGGCGGTTTGCTGTAGCCAATCGGACCATTTGCAATCACATTGCCATTATCGTCTGTCGCAGCGTCCACGAATAAGAATGGCTTATTGTTCTTATCTGCCCATGTTGCTGATACGTCAGGCGCTTCTATTTGCTCTCGTGTGAAGATAGGTACTTCTTGGCCTGCTGATGCTGCATTCTCTATCAGCTGTGACATTTGTGCGTTATAAGCGCGTCCAGCGTCTTTATACTTACGAACTAAGCCGTACCAGTATTCAACACCATCAATGTAGGCACGATAGGCATACATGGGAATGATCGGAATAAATTTGCCGGAGATAACACGCGGCTTTTCAATAAACTCATTGCCCGTGAAACGCGCCATCATCACCTTGCGGCGCATGATTTTACGTTCTTTCACAAAAGTATGAACGCCGATTTCTGCTAGCTCATCTTTAATTAAGTCGTGCTCTTCTTTGTGGTAATACTCAACTTTACCGTTGGCTAAGTTGTTATAAACAAAAACAGACTCACGCTTTTTAATGACTTCGTAACGTGTTGCGATATAAACCTCATCGCTCGAACCGTTATAGTTAAATAATGCTCTATCTTTTGGTGTGTATGCAGATACTGCCTCTAGCTCTGGGTATTCGTCTTCAAATGCTTCTTTAGTGTAAGGCTTTAACTCATTCGCCCACCTAGCATCTAACTTATCAATGCGTCTTGCCGATTGATCGAAATAGACCGTGTTGTACGCATTGAAGATTGGACGCCAAACAATGTCTTGCTCTTCGTTTTCTGGATCTTCTTCATCAACGTAACGAGTCGATAGACCAAACGCGCCAAACCCACACGTCGCACATTCATTAACTGCATTGTCAATTGCTACTTTGCCGTAGCCGTCACGGTAATCAGCACGATAAACACCATTGATAAACTCAGCATCATTTTCGCCTGTGTCGTCATCATCTGGTTTAAACTCGACGCCAATACGGTTATCACGCCACTCACCAACAAACTTGTTTTTGTATTGTGAGATTAGGTCAAATTCTAGCTTTGCGCGGTTCTCATATTGTGATTCTAGAAAACCTTCCCATTGACCACCATCAACGTACACAAAACGCATATCTTCATTGGCTTTATCGCGTAGCTCGTCCAACAAGTCAGCATCACGCCGAATATCACGCTTGAAGCGTTCGAGCATTTCTGCATCTGTCTCGTTTGCTTTTCTCACTCGTTATATTCTCTTCGTGTTAGGTACTGAAATTGGTTTTTTAATTTTCTTAGCTGGTGCTGTCTGCACTCGCTCTATTGCGTCAAACATTGGATCTAACTGGTCGTCATGACTACCGCTTGGAAACTTCTCTGACTCACTTAAAAAATCAGATAGCCAAGGCGCTAATTCTGGAAGTAATACATTGCCCGACTCGATAAACGGTGCAGCGCCATGTCCTCGCGTTACCTTGTCTTTATCTCGTTGAATCGCAACAATTGGCACACCTTCACGCCTTAAGGTCTGGATTAAACCTGTGCCACTTGCTTTATCTTCAACATTAAAAGCGCGTGGTGAATGCTTGCTGTTTAAATGCTTAAGCCAGAATGAACGAGCCATTGTTAATAGCTCTGGCGCTTCCCACTTACCGCGTAACAAATCAATTAAAACGGCTTGCCCCGTTGTTGTCCTGCCCCATAACTCAAGAACGCTATAATCATCTTCTTCTTTGGTTTTCATTGCTGTATCAGCGAAAACCTCTGTGAAGTCTAATTGTGGTAATTGCGTGTAATAGTTATACCAGGCGGTCTTAATGATGCCGCCGCCTCTAGGTGCTGGCGCTTGCTGTAATTGGCCTGCTGCGCCATAACTGCCTAGTGTTTTTTCTAGCTCAGCGACCTGCTCCTCACCAAAGCGTTCAGGGAACATAAGTTCGCCGTCTTTAGTGCGGGGATCTTCCCATCCTATTGAGGTTTTACATGGCCTTGATGAGTCAAAGCGCATAGGGATATACAAATGCACATAAGGCAAGCCCATATCCAAGATAACGCCTGATGTATCTTTTTCGTTTAAGCGCTGCATGATAACGATAATTGCAGACTCGTCAGAGTTGATACGTGTAGGCAATGTTTCAGTAAAGGCTATCTTTGCTGCTTCAAGCTTTGCTTCACTGTTCGCGTTATCGGCACTGATTGGATCATCAAGAATAACCCTATCACCACGCACACCTGTCATTGATGTAAACGCTCTAGCCTGTCTTACGCCTTTATGCGTATTACCAAACTCACGCTTACCATCTAACGAGCTATCAAGCTCTAGAGGCCATAACTGTTGATACCATTCTGACTTGATTAAATCACGGCACTTTCTACTATCACGAATCGCTAGTGTTTCTTCGTGTGCCGTTCCTACAAATCTATTACCGGGCTTTCCTGCCGCCCCCCATTCCCAAGCAGGCCATATAACACCAACTAACAGACTTTTCATGCTGCCCGGTGGCACATTCATCAATAAGCGCTTAATGCGGCCATCTGTTACCGCTTCTAGGTGTTGACAAATGGCATCTAGCGCCCAACCCCACTTAAGCTTTGCTGATGGCTCTAATACAGGCCAAGCTCTTTTTGCAAACTCAGCAAGCGAACGAGAACACAGTTCACGCTCAACATTAAGCAAGTCCTCATTGGTTAGTTGCATCTTTTGCTTTTAGAATTTCTTGCAATGCCTCTGTTGAGAGCTGTGAAGCATCTAAGCTTTTCGGCGACATTGAACCGCTTGGCGACTCTAAATCAACCTCACTCTTATCACGCCA